AAAGATATTGTTTTTCCAACAATGCCAACGACGAATGATTTCGGCGGGTTCACCGCTGAAATTTTGCATTCGATCGCGGCCGGGTTCGGCGTGACTTACGAGTCGCTCACTGGCGACTATTCGAAAGTCAATTTTTCCTCGGGCCGAATGGGCTGGCTTGAATTTCACCGCAACGTCGAAAAATGGCGCTGGCAAATGGTCATCCCGCGCGCTTGCGACCCCGTTTTCAAATGGTTCCTTGAGGCCGCGCTGATTGCTGGCGTCGACTCAATGCCGCCGACGGGCCGAGTTTGGACGCCGCCGCGCCGTGAAATGATCGACCCGTCGAGCGAATATTCGTCAATGGTAACGGCGATCAGGTCCGGACTCTCAACGCAATCGGAGTCACTCCGCGAGCTCGGGCTTGACCCTGACGAGGTGTTTGAGGAAATCAAGCGCGACAATGAAAAATTCGACAAGTTGGGACTCATTCTTGACAGTGACCCGCGCAAGGTAATGAAAGCCGGTATTGTTCAGACTTACGTTTCGAATTCGAAAGGTGAGGACGAGGTCCTCGCCCCGCCCGAACCCATAGCGCCCCCGCCAAGCGAGGCGCAAAACGCGCTCGACGCGGCGAAATATTTTGTCGACGAAAATGAAAAACTTTGGCGGCAAAAAGGCGACGTCATTGAAAAAGTCTGAGGTCAAAAAACTCAATTTCGCTGGCGACGCATCGAAACTCAGGCTCATTGACGAGTCTGAGTTTTTGTTGCGTTTGCTCGAGCGTCCTGAGTTTACAGGTCGGCCGGGCGAAATCGGCCCTCAAGGTGAGCGCGGGATTGACGGCGCTCAGGGCGAGCGGGGGCTCAATGGGTTACCGGGCGAGGTTGGGCAAGTTGGGCCCCAAGGGGAAAGAGGTCTTGTCGGAGCTCGCGGACCAAGCGGCGAAACTGGCCAGCGAGGCGAGCGCGGCCCCAAGGGCGAGCAAGGTCATCGGGGGCTTGCGGGCCGAGCCGGGTCAGTGGGGCCAAGAGGACCCCAAGGCGACACCGGCCCTCAAGGTCCCAAGGGCGACAAGGGCGACCCTGGCAAAATGGGTCCCATGCCGCGCCACGAATGGAAAGGCTCGTCGCTGAGGTTTCAACTCACTGACGAAAATTGGGGACCTTGGGTTGATTTGCGAGGGCCCCGAGGGGTTGGCGGCGGGGGCGGCGGTTCAACCGTCACGCCAGGCGGCGACTCTTTATGGGTCAAGACGTTGGTCACAATCCCCGCATTGTCGACCGTGACCGTTCACTCGTCGGCGCTTGCTGATTTGCGTCACGGCGATTTTATTGCGAATTTCAAATCGACAATTGGGGCGCCAAAAAATCACTCAAGATGCAAGTCCTAAACGACGATGGAGTCTTGCGCGATCAGGTTTATTCGAAATCGGGAATGCAAATTGACGTTGCGATCAACGCCGTTGTTTCGGGGTTGAATTTCAATTTTAATTGCACCAACAACGAGGCTTTTGATTTGAACCTGACGCTTGTGAAACTAATCATCTAAACAAGGGGGAATTATGAGTCGTCAGTTGTTCGCCGCCGAAAAAGGTTTAAGACTTTACGCCAAAAATTCGCAAACGGTTTTTGCTGACTTTTTATTTGGCTCGGCCTTACCGGGCGGCGACTCAGGTGAGCAAGACGCGGCGTCAATCGGCTCGCTTTACTTGCGCCAAAACGGCTCGAGCTCGGAAATATATCAAAAGCAATTCGCAACAAACGCAACCTCAGATTGGGTTTTGAACGGCGCGGGAACCGCAACCATTGGAAAATGGCGCCCTGAAAAAGTTGTCGCCGTCACCAACGACACGCAAGGCGCGGGAACCCGCGACCTGACCGCGTCGCCATTTGCTGACGACGACGGGACTCTTTTGACCGCCGCTGATTTTGCGGTGAACGACTATATTATTTCGGACGCCGACGGAACCCCCGCCCTCTTGCGAGTGAGCGCGGTTTCAAGTCCAAACGTGACTTTTGTTGCGGCGGCCTCACCGCTCGTTGCTGAGGATACGTTCATTGCAATAAATTATTTGCCAGACCCAAGCGGCGGCGAAAATCGCGCAATCGTGAATTACAATGGCACCGTCATTGTAAAGTTGGGCGATATTGATTGGGCGATTGCGACCGGAATAAACTTGTCGGGCGGTTACGTCGCGGCATCGGGCAACGTCACGGCTGGCGATACGGTTGAGGCCGCGATTGCGAAACTCGACGGCGTCAACGACAACCAAGACACGACCCTCGGGCTTGCTCAGGGCGCGACGCATTTCGGGACCTTTACCGGCATTTCACTTGCTGACAGCCAAACGGCGAAACAACTCTTTCAGCGCCTTGAGGTTTTGCTCGAGCAAATGCGCGGCGTTCAGGTTGCCGCAATTACGGCCGCAACAACGGTCGACTCGGTTCCTCACGCAACCGTCAAGGCTTGCAAATGGTTGGTTGAGGCGTTTGAGGACGCGACGCCAGCCAATCGCCGAGCGTATGAGGTTTATGCGTTGAACAACGGGACGCTCGTCGACGACACGGTTTATTCTAATTTGAAAATCGGTTCAAATTTCAACCTGACCTTGTCGGTTGATATTTCTGGCGCTGACATGAGACTCAGGGCCGCGAGCTCGTCGGCTGGCGTGACCGTGACCGCTCGTCGCATCGAGGTAATTAAGTCGGTCTTGTAACAGGGGATTGAATGGCTTTTGATCGGTCAAAATCGCATGAGGTTCAAAACGGGGTCATCTTAAATGATGGCCCCGGCATTTTTTTTGACTCAGCAATCCCAACAATAGTTGGGGGCGAAGTCGAGGGCGATCGTTACGTTGACGGCGCCGGTCGTCGCTGGCGTTTTTCGTCAGGCGCTTGGGTTGTTGACGCAAATTTCGCGGTTCGCAAGGTCGACGTCGGCGAAACTTTTGAAATCAAAAGCAACGAGCAACTTTTGATCATGGGCCCGATCGTAAACTTGGGCGAGTTTAAGAATTTCGGCGAAACGATTTTGACCAAGGTTTTCGAGCCCGCCCCGGTTGTTCCATTTCCCGACTTACCGGCTGACAATTTTTCGCATTTCAAAATTGCAACCGGCGAAACGAAAACGGTCCCAACCAATCAGCAAATGAACAATTTTGGTTCAATTCAAAACTTTGGAATGCTCGCGGTTTTTGGCGAGCTCAACCTCACCAAAATATTTCAAGACGACCCCGACGTCGCGATCGTTTTGCCTGGCGACAACTTTTCGCATTTCGATATTTTGGGCGGTGAGGTCAAAACGGTCCCGACTCGTCAGCAAATGACGGTCGTCGGGTCCTTTCGGAACCTCGGACAAATCAACGTTTTGGGTTCAATGGCGCTGATTAGCGGGGCCGAGCCTGATTTCGACGACGACTATTTGCCGCCGTGGAAAATTGACGTTGATCAAGTTTTTGTTGTCAAGTCTAATAGAGTTTTGCAAGTCCCGAGGTCTTTTGTAAATCTTGGGCAATTGATCAACAACGGGTTTGTTTACCTAGGGGGATAAAATGGCAAACGGGATTTTTAATTCAGTTGGGGTTGCGGCTTTTCCGGTTGCTCCAAATCCAGCGGCGGGAACTTTTTATTTTGGCATCGACGCAACTGACGGTCACCTAAAGGTTCAAAACTCGTCGGGCGTTGTTGTCGACTACCAGTCGGGCGCAAGTTACTCGGACCCCGACGCGGTTGCCGCAATCAAGGCCGAAATGATCGCAGCGGTTGACGAGACCGAACCGGAGCACCGCGATTTTTTATATTTGCGCGACGTCTCGGGCTCGGATTTCAATAAGGTCACCAAACAATCGTTGTTGAAACAAAACCCCGATTTACTTTTTCAATTGTTTACTGATTTTGTTGGCTCAGTCCTTGGCGACCTGACCGCCTATATAAACGGGACCGGCGCCTCAAACCAAACCGGGACCTATGGGCAAGATGCAACGAATAATGCGCTCGGCGTAACTCAGTCAGACACCGGAACAACGGCGACGGGTCGCGCGGGCATGGGGACTGTTTCGGGCGCCGTTTTTAAACCAACAATTGCAAGATTGTTTTGCGCTTTTCGGTTGGCCCTTGAGGCCGTTTCGTCGCCGACTGAAACCTTTACTCTGAGGGCCGGTTTGGGCGATTTTTTCACGGCGGGCGGCGACGGGACAAACGGTCTTTTCTTTCGTTACACTGATTTAGTGAACGGCGGGCGCTGGCAATGCGTTTCACGCGCGGGCGGCGCCGACTTGACGGTCGTCGACTCAGGCGTTTCGCCTGATCTTGATTTTCACATTTTAGAAGTTGATCTGAACGAGGCGGGGACCTCTTGCGATTTCAAAATTGACGGCGCCGTTGTTGCGACAATCGCCTCGCCCAATTTGCCGGGGATTGCAAACGCAATGGGCGTGGGTTTTCAAATTCAAAAAAGCGTCGGAACTACGCAACGAAATATTTCGACTGATTGGTCCTTAATTCGCGTCGAGCGATCGGCCGCGAGGTAATTTGAATGAACTGGCAAGAGTATTTGTCAAACGCGAGTTATTTGTCAGACAACGAGGCCCGAAAGGGGTTCGGGTCAAACCTCATGCTCGCGTTCAAGCAAAAAAATATTTCTGAAAGTTGTCAATGGTACAACGCCGCTTGGTTGCATTCGCGCGTTCGGGAATGGAAAGTCACGTTACCCGAGGCGCTTGGGTCGGTCGTCATTTATGTCGACGTTCAAAATATGATCATGTCAGGCGATATTGAGACGGCTTGCTTGTCG